ACGTGCTGTTATTGATTGCCGTTCCAGCCATCTTACTAATAGTTGGAGCAATAACCGTCAGCGTTTCATCGCGCAGCAGACGTGTACCTTCTACCACGCCGGGCAGGAACCAGTCGCCAAAGTCCAAACCTTGAACACCAAACGAGAACGTGTAGGCGTAGTTCATAGCGGGGAATTTGTACTTAGTACCTCCATCCTTGGTCGGTGCCGACATCAGCGCATATTTGTTAGTCAGCGTCTTGCCGTATGGCAAGGCGAAGCTGCCGTATTTCTGCGGACACATCGCCATCTGATCACCTGCCACATAGTTTTCGTAGGTGCCGTAGGTGTCGCGCAGCAGCTGACAGTATGGCGATGTATTAAACTCTGTCCTCCGTACCATAGCCGCACCCAATGGAACATTGGCACTTGGTGCAGCTGCCGTGTTACTGGAGCTGTTGATATACGCAATTCGTCGCGCCATATTCATCGCACCTCCGTTGTCGGTACCAACACCACCTATGGCTGTCTGCTTAAAATATACGGTGCTGGCTGGCATATCTCCCCATGTGATGTGTGTCATGCCGGCACATTGGTATTGACGGTAGTCACTCCACACATCGAACTGTACGATGATCTGTGTAGCATCAGCGTCGTCCTCGACCTTGTCGCCGTCAGCATCCGCAATATAAGCCCACAGCGTGTTAGCCCAACCGCCAGAGGTCTTTGCTGCGTCGATGGCAGCATTCAGGGCCGTCACCACCTGCGACAAAGCAGTGGCTGTGTAGGTATAACTGATGGTAGTGTTAGCATTGTAGTTCGTCGATACTCGTACACCAATGCTTGCGGTATGCTCCGCACCATCGAGGGTCGGATCGTTCAGTTTGAACTGAACCACGTCGACATACTTTCTGTCTGCGCCAGTCTTATGAACGATAGCCACCTGACGGCCTTCACGAAAGAACACTGTGCCGACCCACGTCCACGCACTCGGAATAATCGCCTTTCGAATCCAATCACCACCCTTCACGAATATAATCTTGTTACTCTCGTCGAGGAAGATAGCATCACCAGGCACCGGCTCAGTGGTCAGCACATTCACACCGTCGACGATAATCTCACGGCTGGTCTCAATTAACGACACCTGACTTTCTATCGTCGGCTTCACTGCAGCATTATAGGCCGCCTTATTGGGAAAACTCTTAATAGCCATATCTTTACTTTTTTATTAATTAGTTCAACAACGTCCAGTCTGCTGTGGAATTGGTCACGGCAAAAGCCTCGTACACTTTCTTGTTAGTCGTGTCGTGGTATCGCTGACCGACAAACATTGGCACCACCGACGGCGCACCGTCTCCATCTATTACCAACGATGCTCCGCATACCTTCGGCAAGTCCTCACTATCAATGCACTTCGCCTTCGTCTCTCCAAGGTTGTTAAGCTGTGCCTTCAGTCCGTCGATAGCGGCGAAGAGCACTGCGAACGCCTGTGCCAGCACCGACTGACCAGGAGCACCGACAAAGTTGGTAGTGATGTTCTTGAAGATACCCCAACCAACCACGAGCGCCGTGCCGCCGTCCACGGTTGCGGTATACCCTGAGATGACCACCGTCATAGCAGTCGGGCACAGATAGATGTAGTAGCCCGTTGACGGCATAGATGCGACGGTCTGCTTCATTAGCGGCTCATAAAACTGCTCGTTCACTTCACGGGTGGCAGGCAGTGTGGTGTAAGTCTCGCCATCCTGCGTCCATCCTGTCAGCACCGGTGTGTCTCCGCTTTCGTCATATACCGCCGTATAGACCAACGCCGAGTCGTAGTCAGCCGTAGCCGTTGCAGGCAGTTCGGGATAGTCGGTGCGATAAGTGTAGATGTAAGCGATAACCTTCTGATAAGTGCGGCCAACTAATCGGGCAATAACACTCACGTCTACAGGTACAGCCTGCGCACTCGGCACGAGCAGAATATCGCCGGCATTGAGTGACACGGGTGAGCTAATGCCGTAGCCACTGGCAGATGCCTCACCGCCATTCACGTTGACGTACTTACCACTCTTAGCCTGCTGGAGTGTGATTTCACGCTCGCCGTCATACTTACCGAACGACTTGTTGATGAACGCTACGAGGTCTTGCAAGTTGGTGATGTCAGCCACCTTTGCATCCACCTTAGCATCGCGGGCTGCCTCGTTGGTTTTAAAAGCACCCCAGCGGCTACCGTCACCGGCAACGCTACCACTCTCTGTACCTTCAGCCGCCTGATAGGCTGTTTGTCTTGCGACCTGCGCCTCGTTGAATGCCTGCTGGTCGGCTTGCATCATAGCGTTAAAGTCAGATACGCGCTTCTGTTCTGCATTGACACGTCCTTGCTCCTGGTTGATGCGGGTCTGCTCGTTGTCAATGCGCTGCTGTTCAGCGGCGGCACGGTTAGTCTCTGCTAGTGCTCGCTCGCCTTCGGCAGTGTCGCGCATGGTTTCGTCCTGCACACGGGATTGCTCTGCACTCACACGGGCACTCTCTGCCGTCACACGACCTTGCTCGGAAGTAATGCGCTGTTGCTCCTTTGTCTCGCGCTGGCTTTCCTTGCTGACGCGCTGCTGTTCGGCGTTGATACGAGCCTGCTCAGCCTCGTTGCGCTGGGTCTCAGCGGCCTCACGTTGCGTCTCTTTCTGCTGGCGAAACTGCTCTGCTGCCACGCGCAGGGCTTCATCCTGTGCGATGGCGGTATTCAAGGCTGCTATGCGGTCGCTCTCAGCCTTGATATTCGACAGGTCGATGATACAGAACCACCAGTTAGCATCGGTCAACGGATGACCTACGTTGCCGGGCTTCAGGCTTCGATAAACACTCAGACCCGTGGGGTCCTGAACTACATTGGCATTGCCATAAGGAGTAGCGGAATTATACTCGCCCTTCCATGCCTCGCCTACGAGGTAGCGGATTTCTTGAATCTGTTCATTCATATCTTTATCGTTTTAATTCGTTATACATTGGGAAAACTGATAATCAACTCGGCGGTCTCGTAGTCGTAGCGGATGCGGTCCACCTCCTGCTGGAGTCCGCTGATGGTGAGGGTGCCCGTCGCTGGGTCGAAGTTCATCACGGGAAATAGCATGCCACCGCTCACACCCTTGGTATAGACGGTCTTCTGTTGGCCGTTGCGGTTAGTAATGGTCAGATCGTAGCCGTCTAGTTCTGCGTCCACATTCTCGGCACCCTCGATGGCTGTGCCTGCCTGCCGCATCATCTGCTGAAACTCCGTAACGCGCTCACTCTCGGCACTCACACGGCCTTGTTCGGCGGCGATGCGTTGCTGTTCATGGTTCTCGCGGGTCTGCTCAGCCTCTATGCGCTGCTCTTCGTTGGCGATACGCTGCTGTTCGTTCTCTATGCGCTGTGCCTCGTTAGCGTAGGCCGGTAGCGCAAACTGAATCTCAGGTGCTGTCTCACCGTTGAAGTCGAGCATCACCTGGTAGGTCTCGCCATCTATCTCGGTGGTGATGTTGGCGGGGTTAATTACCTCGTCTTCGGTATCGTTGGGGAAATCAGTCACCGTGAAATGGTAGGCAATTTGGAACTTCAGGTCACCGATGGGCAGGTGGTGGTCATCGAACTGCACCAGCAGCTTTGTCGGTTCGCTGGGGTCGTAGGTACAATGGGTGTAGGTCATGCCGTCCCAGCCGACAAAGAAAGCCTGGGATGGTGCTCCACTGTAGAACTTGATGCAGAACGGTGTCATCCATCCCGCATCGCTATTGAGCGCCAATATGAAGTCGCTCTTGTAATTGATTCTAAAGATTTTTGCAGCCATATCTGTTTGCGTTTTGTTCGTTACTCGTCAGTTTTACGTAGGGCTTTAGAAGGAATGCAAAGGTAGGGTTCGATTGTAATGTCTGAATCGCATCCTTGCCACGGAACTGGTAGAGGGAGTCCACCAGCAACAGGGATGCGCGGCGCACTGGCGAAGGCACATGACCATAAACATCGTACAAGTCGCTATACGACCTGTTCAGCGCTTCCAGTATGGCATCCTCGGCCACTTCTCCCGTGTCCTCCAGCCACTCGTCCTCTTCGGTGAAGTCGGGCTCTATGCGCAATTGCTGCTTAATCCGTTGTAGTGTCAACCATTTCATATTTATTTTTATTTGTCCTTTACCAATCGCTGAAATACCCTTAACTGGTTTACCGACCCCGCCCCACCACTACCTTACGATTAGAGGGTAGGCCTGCGGCTGCGTCAAAAGGTTACTGACCACTAACAAGAATTGCCCACTAACCTCACGGCCAGTGGACAACAAAGAAAACACAATAACACAAAACTTATGTTCCAAGCGGGCCGGA